TGCAACATACGCATCACTTCTTGATAGATTTCTTCTGGTAACTTGAAGAGAACCATTTCATTACAGCTAATACAGCCTTCAAACTTGCCTGAGCTCATCTTGCCTAAGTTTTCAAAGCCTACACCTAAATCCGAGGCTTTCACTGGCTCATAACCCAACGCCATGCGTTTGTCGATACTGTCATAATTGTTTGTGGTGGATAGCCAACACAAATGAAATCCAGGAATGATTCCGTTTGGCAAATCTGGTAATGCACTATTTGCCCATTTATCACGGAACGCTTCCAAGCGTTCACGTTTTGCTGCAGAATCTGGATCATCAGCATTTGCTGAACGATCCAATGTTTGTTGAACACGATCGGCTAAGCGATCTTCTACGTCACGTTTAATTCTTGTATTTGCCATGATAATTATTCCTTGTTAGCGCGGTCATACTGTGCGTATGCGCGGATCATTTTATTTCGTTTTTCTACATCGTCCCATGCACCAGCGTCTCTAATTGCTTGAACACGCTCACGACTTAGCGTGATGGTTCCAGCTTTTTGACTAGTAGTATTGGCTACTCGACTAGAAGCCGTTGGGCCTGCTGATTTTCTACCATCTTTACCACCTTTGGCAGTATAGCGGTGTGGGAGTCTTGCGGATAAACGATTATCTAACTCTTCCCAATATTCTGGATCCGCTGGATCCCAACCATCTTGGGCAAGTTCTTGATCAATTACCTTGGCAATTCTACTATCGGTATCTCGAGCTTGAGGATCATACCAAGCGTTCTTTTTAAGCCATTTAGTAGCATTTAACTGTACTTCTGAATTGGCTGGATTAGGAACATTTTGCTTGGGAGCCTTGGCAGCTTCGAGCTGTTGTTTCTTGTAATGCTGAGCTTGATTTAAACGCTGTTTAGCGTCTGTTAATTGCTCTAAATATTCTACTTGAGATGCTGTATCACCAGCTTGAGTTGCTTGTATCATTTTCATCTTGGCATACTCAACACGGGTAGCTTCGTCTTCGATAGCTTTGTCCAGTTGAGCAAATTGATAAGATGAAGCTGTACTTTCAACTTTAGCAAGCCGCTCTGCTAATTCTGCATTGCGTCTCTCAAGTGCTGTAATCTTGTTTTTAGCTGTAAGATCACGCTGTTTCTTTAATTCTTTCTTTAAACGGCGTTCTTCTCTACGGGCTTCACGAATAGCTTCACGATCTTCTTCGGTTTCACCTTCTGAAGCGGCTTCTTCATCGCCCTCTTCGTCATCATGATCCTCATGATCTTCGTGATCTTCTTCTTTTTTCTTTTTTGTTTCTGGTTGTTCGCCTTCTTGAATTTCTTCTGGCAAATCTACTTTAGCAACAAAAGAACCATCTTCTTGTTCCTTAATGGGAACATCTTTTTCATTTTCTGCCATAATTTTCTTTCAAAATTAATTAATTTGGAAGCGTTTTTGCCATATTTTCAACCAACTTTTTAGCAAACTCATAAAGTTCACTATCTGTTTGGGTGCTTTTAAAAGCATTAATTGCAACACAAACCAACCTTACATTACCGTGAACATAACCTTTACTATTGTTAGTCCTATCAATTGAAATTGATGTAGGTAGAAGTTTTCCCTGATGCCAAGTCATTTTTACTCCGCTTAGGGCACATAAACCCTCTTGCTTTTCAAAAATATGCATGAGATCTTGGATAGTAATTGTTACTTCTGCTCTCTTTTTAGCATGCCCCAATGTTTGTGATAAACTATATCTTGGAGTTTTATTTCTATATTCGTGGGTTTTTTCTAGGGTTGATGCCATATTAATCCACAAATGCTTTCATGCGTTGCGCATACTCAAACGACTTGATGCGAGAGATAATTTCACGTGCTTGAATGGTAATAAACACCACTGGGGCGCCATCATCATCGGGCTGAACAACAAAACGATCACCACCGTATTTAATTGTCCTTACCAAATCGCCCACTTTACACCAAGGGCCTTCAATCCAAGGCTCGAGGTTATCTGGCGACTTATATGCAAGGGGACCAATTTGGATTACCTTGGCTACAGTCTCATTGAAACGTAGGGTTTGTTTGGTTTCATCCACAAGGATGATTCCACCTTTACTGGTTGTCTTTTCTCGGCGTAACTGCACCAATACTCGATCACCAGCCACTTCAACGCCAGGATCCACATTTGGAAAACATTCAACTTCCGAACGTAAATCTGGTTCGTCTTTTTCTCTTATATCAAACACTCTTCAGTGCTCCTTAAAGCTTTACAGCTTAGTCTTGTTCATCATCCTCGGTTAAGAGGGCTTCTAAAATCGCTTGGGCTTGTTTTAAGCCGTCACGAGTACCCAACACTCTTTGATAAGAATCAAAGTTGTGAATATTGGAACCGGAAGCTAGGACTTCGGTTGCATCTCTGTCCGCTTCTTTCAAGCGGCTAATAAACTCGGAAATTAAGTCCCTCATATTACTACTTATGCAAAGGAGCGGAATATTCCGCCCCAAATATTAATAAAAGTTACCGCCACCGATATCTTTAAGATTCTTATCTTGACCAACTTTGCTATCTTTAGCCATTTTGTTTTGATTCAAAACTGCATTATTAGCACGCTTGGAGCCAGATGGGCCGTTATCGATTGTGGTTTCACCAGGACCGCCAGCGTAGCCAGGAGTGCCAGTCATTTTGTAAGCTTTGCGAAAACCTAATTGGTCTTCAGCTGATTTTTTAGTTGCCATTATTGTTCCTCAGTGGGGTTTTGTGGTTGTTGCTCTTGTTGGGGTTGTTGCATTGCTTGTTGCTGTTGTAATTGAGCCATTTGTTGCTGGTGCTGTTGATCAGCTTGTTGCATACCCTGAGCGTGTTGCTCTGCGGCTTGCTGTAATTCTTGCTGATGCTGTTGAGCAGCTTGTTGGGCTGCAATTTGTTGCTGGGTTTGTTGTGCTTGTTGCTGGAATGCTTGTTGCTGTATTGCTAAACCATGTTGACGAATATCTTGGTTAGCTGTGTTAATTGCTTCCATGGCAGATTGGTTTTGTTCAGCATCAAGGGCAACTTGTTGCTGGCTCATTTGCGCTTTAGCATTAATCATTGCCACACGCTCTTTAGCCGCATTGTTAATATTAGCCATAGCAATGTTAGTTGCATTACTTTGGTTATCAATGCTGGTTTGCGTGCTATATTTGACTTGCAACTCTTGAACTTTGGTTTGTAACTCAGCCAACTTGAGTTGGAACTCTTGTTGCTGGGCTTGATTCTCAGATTGCAATCTAGCTTGAGCTTCACCAGCTTTACGCTGGGTTTCAGCCATCTGTGTTTTCATTAATACTTGCGCTGTTGGGTCGGCAAGAGCAGCTTGTTCAATCTGAGCTTGTTGGGCTTGCTGAACTTGTTGTGCTAACTGCTGAATGATAGGCAAGAATGACTGGAAGTCTTGTTGTGTCTGTTGTGCAACAAAGCCAGCAGCAATTGCAAGGGCTTGTTGGCTTTCTTTGTCTAACGGACGCTCTTCGTTCAACTTTAAAATGTCTTTTCCATTTGATGCCATAGCAACTTCATTACGCATAGACTGCAAATAGTACAAAGTCATGTGTTGTTTGATATGCTCAAGTACATTTTTAGAAAACGCTGGGCCTATAATTGGATTTGCACCGTAATTTGGATCGATTGCAAACATTAAATGGATTCTAATGTGGGCAAGATGGTCTTGGTCGGGGAAAGCGGCTGCCATTTTACCCATAACCATGGAGACATTCTCCAAAGCGGGGTTTGATTCGTTAACACCATCGGGTGAAGGCAAAATTTCTTGAATGTTGGGTACTTTAAGCTGTTTTAAGATACGAACATGGGCTTGACGGATGTCATAGAGCTGTGGTGCGCTGGTTGCCAGCTGTAAAACGGCTTGTGCTTGAGCTAAACGCTGAGTTTCTGAGAAAATATTGGGATCAGATACTGGGCGGATGTCATTATTGCTTGCAAAATCACGAATTTCAATGATTTCACCAGAATCATTATCCATTTCTTCCAAATACCAGTGGTTAATTCTGGAAAGAATGTTTAAAGACTTGGCTTGTGAGCGATGTAAACGAGCATGAATGCTTGAAAACACCTTAGCACCTTGTTCAATCAGCGCTTGAGTTGTACCAACTGGTGCGTTGGAGTTAATATCTTTGATTTTTTCTTCAGATGTTGTAACAACGCCCTTGGCGGCATCAGTTAGCCAGCCTAATAATTGCATCAATACGGAAGATGGCTGGTTAAATGGCAACGGCATTGCCAATTTACGCACATCATCTACACCAGGTGCACCTTCAATTTCAACAACTTGGGTAGGTTCTATTCGGTCAGACTGTCCTCCAATGCGGCCACCTTTGAGTTTAAGCATTGTCTGGCTGTTGTTGATATGAGCAGCATCAAGAAGAGCACGCAAAGACCCGGTAAGAGCAGCAGCAAGGCCACCAATAAGATGAGGGAGTCCAATAGCGTAAGCTCCACGCCAAGGAATAAACTTGAACTCAACATACCAATCCAGTTTTTCGAGTTTTTCATCGCCATATGCCCAGTTTCTGTAAAGTGCTAATACTTCATTGGTTGACTCATCAATCGTCAAAATGTAAGGAGCACGACGACCTTCTGTTTCTGAATCATCATCAAGGCGAAGGAAACAAGTAATTTCATAAACACGGCGAATACCATCCACATTTTTCTGTGGGCGCTCAATACCTTCAATTTTGTCGTTGGCTTTTTTGGATCGTGTTTCTTCAGTTGTATCAATCGCTGGTGCGTAAATGTTATCTACATCACGATAAATACCTTGATCAATACGCTGTTTGAAAATATCTTCAGTAATGTCTTGTACTTCAGTTACACGAGCTGAAGTATAAAAGTTAGTTGTTGCATAAGGCAACAGAATGTTATCAATCGGAATCCACTCACAAGTAGGGCGCTTGAGTTCATAATCAAAACGCCACTTTAAATACTGTGAACCGCCCAAAGGTAACTGAGTGAGCATCTGCTCCATCTCATCACGATACTCTTGAATTTGTTCTGTTAACTGCCAGTTCATAAAGTTTGCTTTACGATCTGCAGTTTCACTACGATCCTTAGTATCTTCACCACGAATGTGGGACTTTACAATCCCTTCAGGTGGAAGAAGTTCCCGAGTGGCTGATGCGGCAAAATCAACGCAAGATTCTGCCATAACGGGATGAACCACCTTAGAAGCACCATCAAAAGTAGCACCACCAGGAGCATCCTTACCAAGCCCAGTACGACGTAAGCCATCTTCATATTGTTTGTCTCTTTCTTTGCGAGCTTCCCGATCAACATCGATCAGATCTAAAAACTCAATGGCAAGCTCATTAAGCATCTGCTCATCAAATTCTTCCGCTAAGTTCGCATAGAACTCTGGATTTTTGATTGGTCCTTCAGTAGGCATGTAATTGATAACGACTGAACCGTCTTCTTGCTCAATTACATCTTCTTGTAAATTAATATCTGGATCAAGACCTAACGCTTCTTCAAAGCTGTCAATTTCATTTTCGTCTTGACGACTTTGTTCCGCAGTTTGATCATGGTCTAATGAAGCGAGGTTTGCTCCCGATTGAATTGGAAGTTGTGGTGCTTTTGCCATTAATTATTTTCCAGATATATGTTTTTGAATGAGTATCTTACTCATGTCATGAAATGGTTTTACTGTACCACCTTTTTTAAACATGGCAGAACCTACTGTAGGTTGTGGCATGTTGGTATTACCAAGGAGGTTCACTGCATTTGTTGCGTTAGGATCTGCATCGCTTGCTTGTGGGGGTTGCATTAATTGTGAGACATGTTGCAACAGCGGAGCATTTTGTGGATGGGTTGCTGCATAAGAACTATCATTCATACGCTGGTTATAATCCCAACCAGTGAGTCCAGTAGCTTTACTTCTACCCATACCGTTCCATGCTACATCAAATGGAACATTGTGTGCTTGAGCTCGTTGATGGGTTGCGTAAATTGCTGCTGGAAATCCAGCGGCATCTCCGTAACCGTAATCTTGCATCGTTTGATAAATTTTGTTTGCCATTTTGTTATTGGTGTCAAACTTATTATAACCTAAGTCTGAACGACCTTCTACCAAAATTCTATTTACCATTTGCTCTGGTGTAAAGTCTGGCAAACCAAATTGATCTTTTGCGTCATTATACGCATTGATATAATTGCTAATTTTATCTTTATCAAAAGTGGTAGGTAGTGATTCAAGCTTTCCACTACCCGCAGCACGGTACCCAGTAATTGGGTTATCGGGTTTATAACGAGTAACTGCTTGTTTAAGTCCACCTTGAGCCCCTACTGCCAAAGCGGCTTGTTGCTGTGCTAATGGCGGTTGTCCTCCGCCAGCTAGGTGTGGAACACCAGCTTGCTCTAGGATCATCTCTTGCGGGGATTTAATTGGGGAGATCGTCATATCTATAACTACTTATGCAAAAATAAAGGGGTGTTCGCCCTAAACTGCATAGGGGTTATACCTTTTCTTTCTGAGCTCATCGTCAATGTATTCAAAGTCACGAGCGGGTAGGAAATCAAGCTGGATCCATCCAGAGTCACGCAAAACACGCAAGGCTTGTGACAAAGTGTCCACATAGTCATCATGTCCTCCCGCTTCTGGGAACGAACACACTTGGCGTATGAATCGTTTTGCCCATGGTGCCACTTCGCCGGGTTTGTCTGGATCTTCGGGGATATACACTTTGCCCTTGGCAATCAAAGGTGCCACAATGTTTAATCGCTGTACCTTGTCCGCTTTGCCAGGATTGTAACCACGCACTGGAACACCAGCGCCTTGTAGTTCTTGTATTAAGCTAATACCAGCTGACTTATCTTCCATGAGAATTAGATCAGCCTTTCTGCCTTTACCAAAAGTATTATCGGCAGCATAGACCACTTCTTTAAAATCATCAATCACCTTGCGACGCAACTCTGGATACCCAAGGTGGGCATCCCATGCATCGAGCAAGATAATCGCGGTACCAATGTCTGGAGATTCAAATACACCCCAGACTGAACAAGCAGTCGGGTCGTTAGCCGTTTTCTCTGAGGTAGCAGGATCGTAGCTGGCAATAAGGTATTCAATCGTGGGGCTGGGTTTTTCAGCTGGCCAGAGTTTAAACCAGCGACGCTTTACAATACCCGCATCTTCTGGATCTAGGATTGCACCATAGATCTCTTGCTTACCTAAGTCAGTGCCTTCGTATGTTTCCAACGCTTTAAAAAACGATGATGACAAATTGGCGCGGTTTTCATACGAGCTGGCATTAACCACATAGACATCGCCACCAACCTTGCCCTCATTCAGATCTACGATCAGTTCTCTGGGTTTGGGCGTGGTGGTGACAATCTGTTGCACGCGTGGTATGCGTGGATCGCGTAGACGCATGGTAAACTGGGCTTGATCCCATGCATCGTCAAGGTAGTCAAACGCGGCAAGCTCGTCATACCAGCCACCATGGAACTGTTTACCACGATAGCGTTCTGGTTCTGACGCTGGGATGCCTTGGATGATCGAACCGTTCTTGAGCGTAATCTCAAACAGCGATTTGTTATAAGTTTCAATTAACTCGTTGGGGATAATGTTTAAAAGGCCAGAGTCACCCTCAAAGCAAGTTGCCCGGATGTCGTTGGAAGTAGGGGCTGTGACCAGCCAGCGCGTTCCATCGTAAATAGCCGCACGCTGTCCCACCCAGTTGGAAGCTGTGTAAGTCTTACCTGCGCCACGACCAGCAAGCATAAGCATGATGTCATATTCACCGTCCTCGGGTTCTCGTTGATGGGGTAGTGCTTGCAACTCCCACCGTACCCGCCATAGGGCTAAAGCCAACTGGTCTTTTGGCCAGTGGGCATTCTTCAGTGCAAAAGATGCAAGGATCTTTTCTTGTGTTTGGTTTAATGCCATATTGGTAAGAATCCTTGCCCCACTACAAACGGCACATCTGTTTCGATGTGCACTACGGGGCGCGGTGTTGTTTTCTCCACTTGGGTTATCATGCGGCGCTTATCGCCTTTAGTACGCTTAACTGGTTTTTGGTGAATATGTAACAAGATAGTGGTTGCAAAAGTTAACTGGTGGGTTAACGAGCTACTGTTGTTAAACACTTGGGTCTTCATGCCCAACGATTCACAGATCCCTTGCAACACCGTCAGAAACCGTATGTTGCGCGAGAAGATTAAAAAGCGATCCAACTGTGGATTGTAACATCCTGGTTTCATCGCAACAATTCCGCGAAGAAACTCAATACGCTGATCGATACTACCAAAGGTGTACTCAATCGGTATCTTGGTCGGAACAGTTTGATACCGAGTTAGAAAGGTGGTGTTGATCGATTGCTTAAAAGTTAAGCTGTTTCCCTTGCGTTCTGTAAACCAACCATGGGCGCGGATTTTCTTTTGCACATAGTCAATCCAATCGGGATCAAAATTAAATGTCACCTTCTTGCCCCACTTGGCTGCCCACAGTCCAGCAATGAACGGGGGCACTGGATGGTCTTCAGTTGGATACTGTAATGGCTTGGCATTTTCAATTGAGAATATATTCCAGCCCCGCCTATCCGTTAATCCCTTTTCTAGTAACTGGGTCGGGCTGTAATACTTCTGAATATAATGGCGTTTATATTTTCCTTTATGCCGAGATTCTCTTTGGCGGTTTTGCATAGTAAATGCTGGAAAGGTGGTGTGATTATCTACCTGCACATAAATGCCATCCTTTAACTGCACATCAAACATTTCTTTGGGGGTATATTGCTGGATGGTTTTAATCGGTACAGGATAGCCATCCCAAGAATATACATAATCCTTAGTGGTTAATTGATGCGCCAATTTCCATCCCCCAACAATCGGGACTGGTGTATCACTTGCTATTGCCAAGGATTCTTTCCTTAATAATCCAATTATCAAGCCAGTGATTTATTGGGATGCGGATTTTGTTTTGAACCACATAGGGTAATTTACGCACATCTAAAAAATCATTTACTGCCAAACGGAATTTCAAATACTGTAAGGTTTCTTTATCAAATATCTCTGGTGGCACATCGACTGTCTCAAAAATATCTTTATCGCAGACCAGTACTCTGATACCACCAATGTCCTTGTTTTCTTTCTCAAGGATGCCTTTGATTTGGTAAACGTATAGATTAGGCATGGACGGTCGCAGACTTTAGCACCCTAGGCAGCTTTCCAGCTTGCCGCCGTTTTTTCATCTTGGCTAGTTTGTCTCTGGCAATCGCCCGCTCCAGCGCTTCTTCAGTCAGCCACCTTTCGCCACGAAAACCGTTAACAAGAATGTCAGACCGATAGTTGTAGAAATACATCCCCTGGTGAAAGTCACCCAGTTTGTATGGTCGATTGGTTTGTGGATTAATTCTCTTCATACATCTACTTATGCAAACTCTATACACTCCCTGCCCCAAATTGTTGTTTTTAGCCTAGTTCTATACACTCCGTGGCTCGGATAAGTCATTGATTCCAAAAAGAATTCCAGTTTAAAAGACAGGGTATCCATAGAAGACAGGGTCAAAACGCATATTACCCTATAACTTTATTTTATTTTTTTAAATTAAAAAATAAAAAATAACAAATTACTATGGATACCCTGTCTCCAAAATGCAAAAAACAGTCTTTTTTTGTTTGCAATCAATGGCTTACAGCGTGACAGGGTATGTATAGAACTATCCATAGTATGTATAGACATTGAGGGCGTTCATCCTAGTTCTATACAACTATTATGGTTTTTTACAAAAAAAATAAAAAATATACGGGAAATTTGAAAAAGCTTGGTCTTAGTGTGAGCCTCCCCGGCCCGGCCGTCAGGGAGTCAAACTTGGGGGTGTGGCGTCAAAACAACATACCCCCTTGGCATTTCAAAGAATTCTTATTGCAAATTGCCACACACCCAGCGCACCAAGTTGGTGCAGCCAGGTTAGTGAGTACTTACTAACTTGGTGCAACGCAACATATTGCAACGCAACAATTTGGCAAGTAAGTAAGCGCTCACTCACAATCCGGTAAGTTAGCAAGTACTAACTTGGTGCAACGCAACAAATTGCAATGCACCAAATTGGTGCGGCCAGCCAGGTTAGTGAGTACTAACTTGTTGCATTGCACAATTTACGCGTATGCGAGATAGCGATAGGGGGATCGGCTAGATATTATGTAAAATGACAATGTTGCATTGCAACAATTTACCCCATAATGTTGTTGCAATACAACACTAGGGTTTTCCCTAATTGACAAATTACGCTGCACCGAAATGGTGCATGGCCTTAGGGTAAACCCTAACTCTCAGATCAATCCATATTAAACGATCGTCATCGTGGTAATGCATACAGATCAACCCAATAGAAAACCGCTCTAATGCCCTAAAAACCCGCTCAAAATCAATTGCCTATTTTTTAAGCAACCAGGTTAGGGTTTACCCTATTAGGGTTTTTATTTCTGTTTTTTACTGTATATCTGTTCTAAAATTGTGATAGAGCAGTATTTTTTAATCAGTTAACTATAGGGAAATATATGATTAATAAACCAAAAACACGCAAACCATTATTGGGGTTTGATACCAATGCAAAAACAGTAAAAGGTGAGCAGTTAGGTTTTCTAACTGGTATTTTGTATCTTGCACCTAGTGATATAAGCGGGTTTAATGTTTGCCCAATGGCAAAAATTGCCCAATGCGAAAAAGCTTGTTTATATACTGCTGGGAGAGGAGCATTTACCAGTATTCAAAATGCGAGAATTGCAAAAACCCAATATTTCTTTAATGATCGTCAAGATTTTATGCTCAATTTAGTAAAAGATATTGAGAAGGGAATTAAGCAAGCAAGTGAAGCGGGTTTAACTCTCTTAATTAGATTGAATGGTACTAGTGATATTAAATGGGAAAATATCCATTTTGATTATGAATTCATGCATGGGAAAATTAGATCTATTACTATTTTTGATCTATTCCCCGAAATACAATTTTATGACTATACCAAAATACCCAATAGATCCGATATCCCAAAAAATTACGATCTAACATTTTCGTATAGTGGCGTTATTGAGTACCAAAAATATGCCAAAAAAGCAATTAGTAATAATATGAGGATCGCTACAGTTTTCCGATCTGTAAAAGATATTCCCCATAATTTTTTAGGTTTACCAGTAGTAAGCGGGGATAATTCAGATATACGCCATTTAGATCCACAAGGGCATATTGTTGCGTTATATGCGAAGGGTAAAGCAAAAACCGATAAAAGCGGGTTTGTAATAGATACCATTTAATCAATTAGTAATAACCCTAGATCCCCCAATATTGGGGGATTTTTTTGACTATTTTTAAGGCCGTGGTATGAAAACAACACACAGGGTAAACCCCTATTGGCAAGCAAAAGTGTTGCAGTCAAACAACACCTGGGTAAGGGTAAACCCTAACTCTCAGATCGCACCATATTGCACGATCGATACCCTCCCAATGCACTTGTGAGCAAACCAGTAAAAACCGCTCTATGATGGTTTTAGCGTGTTTTGGAGCATTTAGCAAAAATCTATCAAAACCTGGAATTGATTGATTTTTTTAATATTAGGGTTTTTACCGATGTAATTGTACCCTTGACTCACTATTATAGATATAGGGCAATTGTGCCTATTAATTGGAGAATAAATCAATGGAAAAAAGACTAATTAGCAGTATTGCTTATGACATCAAAAAAGCATGGGCAAAACCCTATTTTGGTGCTAAACCTTACTTAGATGCAATGGTGCATTTAAATACCATTAATGATAAATATTACGAGGATACTGCTCAATCAGTAATAATGTATTTTTTAGCGAATGCCTCAACATTCAGAGGCAATGATGCCAAAGTATTAAAAGCAGAATTAAAAAACTTAATGAAGGGAGCATAAGCAATGAATAATTTTGATGCCGTTGGAATTGCAGAAGGTTTTATTGAATGCGATAGTGAAGAGCAAGTACTAGAGGCATGGCAGTACTTGCATGACACTAGACTGGGTTACCAGTTACAAGGGTTTTTTGGTCGCACATTAAACCAGTTAATCAACGAGGGTTTAATCAACCCCTAACCAAGGCCTTAGGGTAAACCCCTATTGACCTACTAAAAACCATTCTATAGAGTGGTTTTTGTTGGAGTTAATAACAAGGGAGATAGTATGAATAAAACCTATGCCATATTTAATCGCAAGTACGATTGTGAAATTTGGGTTAATCTCAAACTGGGCGATCGTGAAAGCATCGATACTGCAAGGGAATTAATTTTCTTGGATATGGATGCAGATGATAGTTTGGATGGTGGATATGTTGAGTCATATCCATTCTTCCAAGCTAATTGGAAAGTAGTGGGTGGTAAGATGGATTATGATTTTGATTTTAATCAAGTAATAGAAGTATCTAACGACTATGGAGCTTTCGATGAGTAAGAAAATGTTTGAGGTGCGTATTAAAGAGCGTTGCGTTCGTCATGCAGTCGAAGAAATTGAGGCTGAAGACTGGGAGCAAGCGGAAGAAATTGCCATGAAAATGTATTACGATGGCAAACTAGATTTTGAATATTCAACCGATGATTTAGATATTGAAAGCGAGGAATTGACATTATGAAACAATTTGAATGTTTTTGGGGTGATGGGTATCGTGATGCTAGTAATAAATCTATTCTTGCTTACCACGATGAAGATTTTTTTAATGAAGATCGTGGGTATGAAGAAAATTGGATTGAACGCATCAAAGCATTAGAAATAGACGAAGTGTTTAATCTTAATTGTGCAATGACTGGCGAACATTGGGTGCGGAGGATTGTATAAAACCTAGTAGGGTAAATCCTGGTTTTGTTGTGGCAGCACAACACTAGGGTTTATCCTAATATGTTTTTATTGTAGTGCCAGTAGGATCATAATTTTACAAGGGAGGTAATTATGAAATTCAATTTAGTGGTAGAAATAGATGATGCTTATATCTGTGAGCATCTAAATGAGCATCCCAATATGACTCTCAATGAACTTGCGGGTCAAATTAATAATGCTTGTTATTTGGGTTTGGATTGTACCAATGCAATTATCATGCGACAGTTTGATTTTGGGGTTTGCGATACCTATGTCAAATCGGATTTGAGGAATAAACCTTGGGATTTATTGTGGGGAGATAATTTTCCTTCAGATAATGAATGCCCATTGGATGTAATCGATCACCATGCCAAAGCAAATAATGTCATCGCATCTGATGATGTAGTAAGTTTTGCCAAAGCGATGTGGAATGAAGGTAACTTAACAGAGAAACTGTCATGAAAATCTACAGAGCGTGGTATGACTCTCGCAATTTCTCTTTTGAGGCATATGGTTTGACAGAGAGGGGGGCTAAGGCCTCCCTCATTAAGGGTTTGCGACTACATGGTAAGCAATACAATTGTGAACCTAGATGGTGGTACAAAGACGATGTGTGCGTAATGGAATGCCAATTAAACCAAGCTTACAGAGATCGGAGTGAAATATGATTACCAATAAATTAGATGACTTATTTTTCTCCGTCAACGATATTTATACCCAATGGGATGAAGGCAGTATTGATTACGGAGAGGCAGTAGCAATTTTGACCAGAGTGTGCAACGATTTTACAGAAGAGGAAAACAAAAATGAAACAGACTAATTACGAAAAGGCAGTAAAAATCTACGAACAAGGTGGCTATAGTGCCGTCTTTGATGCAGTCGAGAGTGGTAGACTCAAAGCAGACAGTTTTAGAGACTGCATTCCATGCGAGATGCGTACTCCACACGAGGGATCGACTTGCCTGGTTTGCGGGTCGGAATTCCGGTTACCCAAAAGCTTGGCCCATAGCATTCGATTTGACGATGTTGACTCGATGGTGTTATGGTTAATCGAGAATGATGTAGATGGTGTACCAGTAACATTAACTATTCACTTGGGAGAGCAAGAATGATTAACTGGCAAGAGCAATTTACTGATCAGTTTATTGACAAGCTGATTAACCCGCAGATGAAATTTATTGTGACGGATTTGAATACTGGGATTGCCCATATTTGGGATGCTAAACAAGTGCTTGAAGAAGTCAATCGGGATCGCTCCGATGAGTGGGAAGATTATGACGAGCTAGATTTGCGTGATAATTGGGAAGAAGTTTGTGATGACATTGAGTATTTTCATATTAGAAAGGTATAAATCATGGGTAATGGATATGATGGATGGTTAGAGTCTGGCATTCAAGATATGTACGATGATCAAGAAGAACGTTCTGAGTACATTGCTTGGAAGGTCGAAGAGGTAATGAAAGAGGGCGAGGAGTTTTACCCTTTTGAGCAAGGTAACTGGGCAGAGGCAATTTCTCAGATGGGCATGGAAGAACACTTGCAAGATATAGATCCCAAAACCGCGCCCCAAGAATTGCGTGATAAGGTCGAGCAGTATTGGTTAGATTGTGCGACCCATTGCGTGGAAAGAGATTACTAATGCGACTAACTGCCTTAATTGTTGCGTTCAGCCTAACTGTGGCCTTGCCAGTTTGTGCCGAAGAGTATGCCATTGCCACTAACAAAATTGGTGGCAGTACTGTCTTAACTGATTTACCATGTCGGTTTGATAAGCGTTTACCAGAAGCATACACAACCGATAGCAAAGGCACGAAGACTTATGCGTGTTACTGGTTTGGTGTGACTAAGATCTTTTTTGAACCCGAGGATAAAATAGTCAGATCGCTACCCAAGAAAGAGTTTGTATCTATCAAAGATCTGATTTGACTATGTTGCGTTATTTGGTGTATGATAGTGGTGTATTAATCCGTAAATTTGCCTCCCGCATTGAGTGTGAACCTTACATTCAATCGGGATGCACCTTATCGGTATTGCCCAAATTAAAGAACCCCACTCCATCCCAAATATTTGATGGTTTAGTGGAGATGCTCGGAGATAGCCCATTTTGAAAAACCGCAAGAATGCGTTAACTGATTACCTTCAGTCTTTATATAAAATACCGACCCTAACCCATGACCAAGAAATCAATCTAGCAAACAAAATTGCCCAAGGGGACGAAGATGCCCTTGAAAAACTGGTGACCCACAATCTACGATTTGTAGTATCGGTCATCAAAAAGATGCCCAACTGGTCGCATTCCAATATGCCTATGGAGGACTTACTGTCTTTCGGTAATGAGGCTTTGATCAACGCAGCCCGCACCTGGAAACCGATGGGAAAAATCCGGTTTGCCTCGTATGCCAAAAAATTCATACACTTTGATGTCCAGCGGGGGGTAGCCAATACCAAAAACATTATTCGCTTGCCCGTCAACATCACCGAAGAAATTCGCAGAACCAAATACCAAGAGCGTATACTATCCCAAGAACTTGGCCGTGAACCCAACGAGCGTGAACTGGCTGATCGCTTGGGGGTTGAACCCAGTAGGGTCGCTTATATTAATTCGATACTCAGCAAAGAACCAGTAAGCCTAGAAATATTTAATTCCGAACATTTAGAACAAGAAGGATATGATGACTGAAGAGCAAGTGAAAGCGTACAAAAGATTTATTAGAGCCAGAGACGCAGTCAAACTAGTGAAAACAAAAGAGAACAGAGGTAAAGCATATGTTGCTCATCGCGATTTTATTGATAGTATTCATATCACTGATTTAAATCATCCACTTTTTATCGTCAACGATTTGTGGATTGAATACAAAGAAGCATCCTTGGCATGGTGGGCAGTTGAACCCCAGTACCGAGAAGAAGAACGTTTGCGTGCTACCAGAGGCGACTATGGTGACATGGATAACTGGGATGAACCCAGCGAGATTGAAGATTTAGATGTATTTTTTAAGGGGGAGAAATGAAGTATTTATCAGTATGTAGTGGAGTAGAGGCCGCCACAGTAGCATGGCATGACCTTGGCTGGACACCAGTTGCATTCTCGGACATTGAAAAATTCCCGAGTGAAGTGCTGGCTTATCATTATCCAAATGTACCCAATCTTGGGGATATGACTAAATATAAGGAGTGGAACTTAAATGGATCAATTGACCTTCTCGTTGGAGGAACCC